CGACGGCGATGGTTTTGCAAGAATTAGGCATGGGGTTTGACATGACCCCCGAGGACGAAGAAAAGGCCAACGCCCTCTTTGCCCAGTTAGCCCATAACGGGAAGAACAAAAACCTCCCGGTGGATCTAAATACTCCCGAAATCGCGGCTAGGGTCGGCGGCATGCTGAAAGCCTACGACCACCAAGTGGTTGCCGATGCAGTCCAGTTACGGACAGTAATTACTAACAAACTTATCCTTTTGGCGGACTGCGGGGATACCAAGTACGAACTCAAGGCTCTAGAACTGCTTGGCAAGATCCAAGACGTGGGCCTGTTTTCAGAGAAGTCCGAGGTCACAATTATTCACAAGACCAGCGAAGACTTGGAAAAGGCTATCCGCGATAAGGTACGCCGCCTGATTCACTCAAATACGATAGACGTAGAGCCAATTGTTGACGACTTAGAAGCAGAACTGGGCGTTAAGCCCGAGGAAATTGATGCAAGCCCCGACGCTACAGGAGTTACAGAGCCTACTGGCGATCCTTCCGAGCCTGCCTGACGCCGAAAAGCGTAAGGTTTTCTCTCAGTTAGAGCAGTACGAGAGAATAGCGGAGCAGGAAAAAGCCAAAATGAACTTTATGGAGTTTGTCCATAAGGTATGGCCTTCCTTTATCTCCGGCAGACACCACGCCAAGATGGCTCGTGCCTTTGAACGAGTAGCCCGTGGGGAACTAAAGCGGCTAATTATTAACATGCCACCCCGGCACACTAAGTCCGAGTTCGCCTCCTACCTCCTACCAGCGTGGTTTTTGGGCAACTACCCGGGTAAGAAGGTAATCCAAACGTCTCACACAGCCGAACTAGCCGTTGGGTTTGGTAGAAAGGTGCGAAATCTTGTCGATCAAGAAGTCTATAAGTCAGTATTTTCTGGGGTTGAGTTACAAGCGGACTCTAAGGCTGCTGGGCGGTGGGCGACTAACGCTGGCGGAGACTATTTTGCTATCGGTGTGGGGGGTGCTGTCACGGGTAAAGGCGCGGATCTCCTCATTATTGACGACCCGCACTCGGAACAAGAAGCCGCCTTGGCGGAAGTAAACCCAGATATTTACGATAAGACCTACGAGTGGTACACATCAGGCCCACGGCAGCGTCTGCAACCGGGGGGAGCCATCGTAGTTGTTATGACACGGTGGTCTAAACGTGACTTAACGGGCCAAGTGCTCAAAAGTGCCGCCCAAAGGGGTGGGGACGAGTGGGAAGTCATTGAATTTCCGGCTCTTTTACCGTCTGGCAAGCCGTTGTGGCCTGAATTTTGGTCTTTAAAGGAACTTTCCGCCCTAAAAGAAGAACTTCCCAACAGCAAGTGGCAGGCGCAGTATCAGCAGAACCCAGTTTCAGAGAGTTCAGCCATTGTGAAGCGGGAATGGTGGCAGGTTTGGGAGGAAGAAGACCCACCATCCTGTGAATTTACGCTGATGGCGTGGGATACCGCATTTGAGAAGAGTCAACGCGCCGACTACAGCGCTCTGACTACTTGGGGGGTGTTCTACCACCCAGACGATACTGGGTTGCCGCAGGCAAACATCATACTTTTGAACGCTTTTCGGGAGCGCATGGAGTTCCCAAGGCTTAAGCAAGAGGCCATTGACCAATATAAAGAGTGGGAGCCAGACTCAGTAATCATAGAGAAAAAGGCTTCCGGGGCGCCCCTGATTTACGAGATGCGGGCGATGGGAATTCCTGTTCAGGAGTTCACTCCAAGTAAAGGTAACGACAAGATAAGTCGATTGAACGCTGTGTCAGACCTATTTGCTAGTGGTAGAGTGTGGGCACCGAACACTCAGTGGGCTGAGGAAGTCATAGATGAGGTTGCATCTTTTCCCGCAGGCGAGCATGATGACTATGTTGACTCCGTATCCCTCGCGTTGATGAGATTCCGCAAGGGCGGTTATTTACGCACTAATTTAGATGAACCTGATGAGCCAGAATACTTTAGACGTAAAGTTGAAGGCTATTACTAAGGACAGAATATGGCAATTGATAAAGCACTAGGGCAAGCCCCGCTAGGACTAAATCTCGAAGAGATGATGGACGAGCCTGCTCTTGAGATAGAGATTGAAGATCCCGAGGCTGTGCGTATTGGGATTGATGGGAAGACTATATTAGAGATTGAAGAAGTAGAAGTTGAGGACGACTTTAACGCCAACCTCGCTGAAGAGATGGACGAGGAAGAGTTAACTCAGTTATGCAACGACCTGATTGGCGAGTTTGAAGATGACACATCTAGCCGCAAAGACTGGATGCAGACATACGTAGATGGCCTAGAGTTGTTAGGTATGAAGATTGAAGATCGTACTGAACCGTGGCCCGGGGCTTGTGGTGTACACCACCCGCTATTAAGTGAGGCTCTCGTTAAGTTCCAAGCCGAGACAATCATGGAAACCTTTCCAGCGCAAGGGCCAGTCAAAACTCAGATCATTGGTAAAGAGACACCAGAGAAGAGAGAAGCGGCTACTCGTGTCAAGGATGACATGAACTACCAATTAACCGATGTGATGGTCGAGTATCGGCCTGAGCACGAGCGGATGTTGTGGGGCTTGGGTCTGGCTGGTAATGCGTTCAAGAAAGTCTATTACGACCCCTATCTTGAGCGTCAGGTATCGCTATTTGTGCCCGCCGAGGACGTTGTGGTTCCGTATGGGGCATCTAATTTAGAGAACGCGGAGCGTGTAACCCACGTGATGCGTAAGACAGAAAACGAACTGCGCAGGTTACAGGTAGCAGGCTTTTACGCAGATGTAGAACTTGGTGATCCGGTTGAAGCATTCGATGAGGTTGAAAAGAAAATCGCTGAGAAGATGGGCTTTCGTGCCTCATCTGATGACCGATACAAGATCCTTGAGATGCACGTTGACCTCGATCTACCCGGATACGAGGACAAAGACGACGATGGGGAGCCGACGGGCATTGCTCTGCCTTACGTTGTTACTATCGAAAAGGGCACGCAAACAGTCCTAGCAATCCGTCGGAATTGGAATCCAGATGATGATACTAAGCAAAAACGCAATCATTTTGTCCATTATTCATACATCCCGGGATTTGGCTTCTATGCTTTTGGTCTCATTCATCTCATTGGCGCTTTTGCTAAGTCTGGCACTTCTATTATTCGCCAACTTGTTGACGCTGGTACTCTCTCGAATCTCCCCGGAGGATTCAAAACTAAAGGTCTGCGGGTTAAGGGAGACGACACGCCAATTTCTCCGGCAGAATTCCGAGATGTAGACGTAGCCTCCGGCACGATCAAAGATAACATCATGACGCTCCCCTATAAGGAGCCGTCGCAGGTGTTGTACAGTCTACTGGGCACCATAGTTGAAGAAGGTCGTAGATTTGCTAGTGCAGCAGATCTGAAGGTATCCGACATGAGTGCTCAGTCCCCTGTAGGGACGACGTTGGCTATATTAGAGCGGACGTTAAAAGTGATGAGCGCTGTCCAAGCGCGGATTCACTACAGCATGAAGCAGGAGTTCAAACTCCTTAAAACGATTATCCGCGACTACACTCCCGAGGATTACTCGTATGAGCCGGTAGAAGGGCCACCACGGGCTAAGAAATCAGACTACGATCAGGTCTACGTTATTCCGGTAAGTGACCCCAATGCGGCAACCATGTCGCAGAAGGTTGTTCAATATCAGGCGGTCATGCAGTTGGCCCAGCAGGCTCCTCAGTTATATGACCTCCCCTTTCTACACCGGCAAATGCTTGAAGTGTTGGGTATCAAAAACGCTTCTAAGTTAGTACCGATGGAGGACGACGAGAAGCCACGCGATCCAGTCTCTGAGAACATGGACATCCTTACTGGCAAGCCGGTTAAGGCGTTTATTTATCAAGATCACGAGGCACATATCGTTGTTCATATGTCTGCTATCCAAGATCCAAAGATCGCAAAGATGGTTGGTCAGTCACCAATGGCTAATCAGATGATGGGTGCGATGGCTGCGCACATTCAAGAACACGTGGCCTTTGAGTACCGTCGTCAGTTGGAAGAGCAACTTGGCGTACCCTATCCGGCGCCAGACCAAGATATGCCGGAAGATATGGAAGTACAGATTTCTCGTTTGGCAGCAGCAGGAGCGCAAAAACTTCTCGCTCGCAACCAAGCCGAGGCATCACAGCAGCAGGCACAACAGGTCGCACAAGATCCTATTGTCCAGATGCAACAAGCAGAATTGGCTATCAAACAAGCCGAATTGCAACGCAAGACCACTAAAGATCAGTTGGATGCCGCCGCAAAGGCAGATCAACTTGAGATTGAGAAACAACGGATTGAGGCACAGAAAGAGATTGCAGGTATGCAAGTTGGTGCCAAAGCCGCAAAAGACAAAGCCGACCTTGAATCTAAGATGGAGTTAGAAGGTATAAGACTCGGCTCACAAATCGCTCAACAAAGGGCGCAAGGTTCCAAACCACCGAAGAAAGGCAGTGAATGAGTAATGACATACTTAAGTATCTTTCAGACAAGATACGAGAGGAAATGAAAGTGATTGAAAACGACACCGTTCTAGGTAACGCCAAAGATTTTGGGGCGTATCAATACGCTTGTGGTATTTACCGTGGACTCCTGATCGCAAACAATATTCTTATAGAAACAGCAGAAAGGATGGAAAAAGACGATGACTGAACTCGCCATCGCTACAGAAGAAGGTGAAGTAAGTACTCTGCCAGACACAGACGAACGCAAAGCCAAGCAGTTACCGGATCCTTCGGGATACCGCATTTTGTGTGGAATTCCTAGCATCGACGAGCAGTACGAAAGCGGGATTATTAAGTCTGATATGACCCTCCAGCACGAAGAACTACTCACAACGGTTCTTTTTGTCGTGAAGATAGGGCCGGATTGCTATAAAGATCCTGCAAGGTTCCCAAGTGGCCCTTGGTGTAAGGAAGGGGACTTTATTCTCGTGCGCCCCCACGCAGGTACGCGACTGAAGATTCATGGTCGTGAGTTCCGCATCATCAACGATGATTCTGTCGAGGGAGTAGTTGAAGACCCCCGTGGAATCAGCCGCAAATAGGAGTAAGACATGCCGTTACCAAAAGAAGCAGAAGGAAAACCCGAATTTGAGTTTGAGGTAGAGGGTGAAGATCAGGGTAAACCCGTAGAAAAAGAAGTAGAGGCTAAGGGAAAACCCGAAGTTGACATCGAAATTGAGGACGATACGCCGGAGGAAGACCGAGGCAGGACGCCGCTTCCAAAGGAGATAGTCCAAGAATTAGAGGCAGACGAGTTAGAAGAGTATTCCGACAAGGTAAAGACTCGCCTGAAGCAGATGAAAAAGGTCTGGCACGATGAGCGCCGGGCTAAAGATGAAGCCGCAAGGGAGCGGGAAGAGGCTTTGGCCTTTGCCAGAAACGCCCTTGAAGAGAATAAACGCCTGAAATCTAGGCTGACTGAGGGGGAGAAATCCTTCCTTGACACAGCCAGAGGGGCGGCAGAACTTGAGATGGAAATGGCTAAACGTGCCTACAAAGAGGCATACGAGGCCGGAGATTCCGACAAGGTGGTAGAGGCGCAAGCCAAACTATCGGAGGTAAACTTTAAACTTCAGCGTATAAAAGACTACAGACCCTCTTTACAAACGCCTGAAATTGAAGTAAATAGTAACCAGCAGCAACAGGTACAAGTGCCTCGTCCCGACCAAAAGACGCTTGCGTGGCAAGAGCGCAATACGTGGTTTGGTGTAGACGAGGAAATGACAAGCCTTGCACTTGGCTTGCATCAGAAATTAGAGAAACAGTACGGCAAAGGCTTTGTAGGTACTGACGAATACTGGGACCGTGTAGACACAACTATACGGAAACGCTTCCCCGAAAATTTCGAGGAAGAAGAGATTAAAACGACTAACGGGGGCGGCAAGCCCGTTACGCGCACCGAAAAACCTGCCACAGTGGTTGCTCCGGCATCGCGTAGCACATCCTCCAAAAAGATAGTGCTTAAGCAATCTCAGTTGATGATTGCGAAAAAATTGGGTTTAACCCCTGAGCAATATGCTCGGGAATACGCAAAAACTATGGAGAACTAACATGGCAGAAAACAGACTTGCACGCGAACTTGAAAACCGATCAAACGTAGAGCGCCCAAAGGCTTGGATGC